TTCTTGATTTAAAATAATATTTTGCAAACCTTCTTTAATATCTTGATTTACAACTTCATATTTTTCAGGACCAATAACCTTTTTGAGGTCAGGAATAATAAATTCAGCTTTTGTTGTATAATCGCTGACCAAAACTCTACCAACGCTTTGATTTTGAAATAAAGTTTGCATGGCGCTGATATTGCGAGGATTAACGCCGCCTTTATCGGGGGTTGTTCCCATTGTGATTAACAACACAACGTTTTCGATGGTTCTGCAGATTGACTGATCAATCTTTTTCATTTCCATCTTAAAATTAATATCATCTAAGACTCCAAATCCAAATGGCACAGCAAATGGTTCGTAATCTTGTTTTTTGTAAAAGGAATAGCGCAACTTAGAAGGATCAAGCGCGACTTTCATGCCGTCAGTGTAATAGCCACCTTGCTTGATCTTTTTCTTCATTTCATCGGATAAAGCGTTGAATAACTCTTTATCTTCATCCGTCTTAGGATTTTGAAGACGCTCTAACTCATATTCGCTCAGTATTTTTTCATAAAGACCGTTCTCAAAAGAAGTGGATCTTTTAGCTGCCATATCAAATGGATTAAGAACAATATAGCGAATAGGAAGTTTATTGACTTGACCAATCAAGCCAACGTTTCTTAATTTTGTAAAATCTTCTAAATTAAATTTACCGTTAATAGTATAAAGAAAAACATTGCCACTGCGGTAAAACTCACGGAAAAACTGATCTTTTAAACTCCAAATCTTAATCTTCTTTAACCAAGCATTAATAAAAGTTCTTGATCTTGCGCTGCCACCCTCCAAATATAAAGTAGAGTTGGCAAAGTCAGACATCATGTCTATAGAGTTTCTAAATATAGCAATATTGCAGTATGCTTTTTGACAAAGCTCAATAGCATCTCTAACATTTACTCCGTCAATACCATAATTATATGGAGACATTCCGTTACGAATATTAGCGTAAGGAAAGATTTTAGGTCCCATAGCAGCGTTATTACGGCGTGAAGCAACATCATTGCCATTTACAGATGTCCTGCTGTAAGCTTTAGATTCGTAATTATAAAACGGCTCACCAACTAGCTGTGGTTCATATTGCTGCGCCGCCTGACTTACAAACATTTCAGACAATGGTTGCCCTTTATCATTATTGAATTTTTCCCAATAATCAGAGCGTTTAGTATATTTTCTTTTGGACATTATAAATAATTACACAAAGTAGAACAAAAGTTCCATATAAAGTATAATAAAAGTTAAAAAGTAACTTTCAACTAATTAATGAACATAGGAGTAAAAGTTTCAAAAACATCGTCAATAGTCTTATCATTTGAGTCGAAATGTATTTTTGCCATCCAGTTTCCTAAGACCAAAGCTGAATAACTATCTTTTCTAGCTTTGTCCGGTCCTGTTTGGCGGCGCAAATTAGGAGGCAAATCAAAAGTTTGTGTACCTTGTGAAGTAGTAGTGATTTGAATTAAAGCGCATTCATTTTTTGTTAAATCTAGCATATCAGCTTGGTGCTCAATAAAATCAATCATTTTGGCTGACGGCGCTTGTTTCATATCTTCTTCTGCTCTTAAGAATCTCAGCTTCTCAATAGGTATGCTTTTATTTCTTTGTTTGTTATAAGCTTCATCTATAGCTCTAGAAGCAAAAAATATGCGCCGGTGCTCAAAGTTAGCTTGTAGCAGCTCGTTTGCTTGCCTAATCCATTTACTGGTAGGTTTTCTTAAATAAACAATTTTATTGTCCGAATGATTATATTCCATCCTAAACTTGCGAAGATCAGATTGGTATTCTTCTGGATTATCAAATGGAACATCAATTGTTTTAAGTTTTTTGTCTTTTGATTGGAATATTTCGCTTTCATTACACGCTTGTATAAATTGAACACCACCGTTATAGTCACCAACTATCGATACAATATTAAAATTATCTAAACAATATTCAAAATAAATAATATGATATTTTAAAGAAGTGCCCGATAATGCATAACTGTGAACAACGGTTGCTTTTTGCTCGTCTTCATGTAATTTTAAAATCTGGATAGCGAAATCATCTGAACTTTCTGTTTGCGACCATGAAGGGTCAAATGCCAAAATATATTTAGAATCAGGATCGCCTTTAATTTCCACAGAAGGATAATCTCCTTCTGGTATGGTACATAACGCCATTTTGCTTGTTTTAAAGTATCCAGAGCTATCATCTGTAAATACAGCGCCAAACTCTCGATCAAACTGTGATTGACTCATTGTGGCTTTAGCTTGATTAACAAGATTTTGATCATAAAGCTGACTAGGAGCACAATCATAACTAAACTGCATAATACATCTAGTTGCTTTGTCTCTTTTATTTTCTTGAGTGATTAAAAATTCAAACTGGTTGTAAAGTTTGTATAAATATTCAAACTTGTAAGATGCAGAAGATAATGCTATTAATTTGTTATTAGGCCAAACAAATCTGTCCTCCTCATTCATTTTGCCTTGCTCAATAAGCATAGTCTCAAGTCCATACAGTTCTTGGCGCTGAGTAGGATTTTCTACAACTGACAAGAACGGCACAATAACCTCATTATAAATTCTTTCTGGCATTAATAAGAACTCGTCAATAATAATTCTTTGAAAACGGAAACCACGAAGTTTCTCACCGTCGCCCAATGGTAATGCGCGAATACGACTTTGACCTATTTCCATCAGCCACTCATCGTTACTTTTAGAAACTTTTGTAATACATTGTTTGAAAAACGCAGCTTCAGGTTTAGCGGCAATATCTTCTATCTTTTTGAAAATCATTTTGGACTGACGAAAAGATTTAGATAAAATACCTATTTCTACACCTTGATTTAGAATAGCATCTAATGCTGCATAAATACCTGTAGAAAAAGATTTAGACATACCACGGCTCCATACGCCCAAAAAATAATCCGTCTCAAACATAGACTTCACAGCCATATGCTGAAACGGAAATAGCTTAATACCAAAAATTAAATCTGCAGCAAAAGAAACATTACCCCTCAAAAATTCATAAAGAGCAATCTTAGCTTCATGTTCTTCTAGGAATCCTTCTAATGCTAACAGTTGTTCGTTATCTCGTATTCTCGACTTTGGTCTGCTCTGATTGCCTTCTTGCCAACTCATGTTCTATAAAGTATTGGAGATCTGTTCTCCATAATTGTTTTCCGTAATATAATATGCGCAGAATGAGAAATTTTGAATTTTTTCTGTTGCCACTAAAAATAAATTGGCAGCGACGAGGAAAATCATACATAATATCTCTCATGTTTTTTAATATATAATCAATACTTGCTTTGCGTTTAAAATGTTTTTGTTCTGCGATGATCTTGCTTAAAGAAGATTCTACAACCACAAACATATAAGCATCCATATCTTGAGTAAGTTGTATTTCTCTTCTGAATCTATCTAAGTTTGCTTGACTTAACGTGCCACAAAAATCAGACGCAGATTTTCTGTCAACAAAAGTATAGTTGTAGCTATCGCCAAACAAAGTATAGTCACCAAAAGATAACTTGTGACTAGTTGTTTTAAAATCAAACTCTAATGGTTTTTGTTCTCTGGTATCTATCGCAATATCTAAATCTTCTGGTAAATCATTCGTAAAAAACCCATCAACAATATTTTGATCAAACATTAAATCAAAACTACAAAACTTAGCAAAAGAAGAATAACTGCCAAAAAGTTTTTTGATAATATCTAACTTAGGAAGAAAACAATGTTCTAACTCTAAATGAAAAGGCAAAAAGTTTCTTTTTTTGTCGTAAACTCTTTTTAATATTTTGGATTGTACATAATCCTTGGCTTCATCACATTCCAATTGATCCAGCCATTTATTCATTTGAACTCTGTTGACAAAATCTTTATTAAAATAAGAGTCCACATCTTTAAAAGGCAACAAATCACCTGTCAGCAAATTTCTACGAGCATAAAACTGAACATAGTATTCTGCTAAATGTAAATCGTGTTGTTTAATGTGCCTGTGCAAAGAACCTAATTTTTCAAACTCTTTACCGCACACTTTGCAAGTTAATTCATATTGCGTCATTTTTGCTTATACCTAAAACTCTAGCTTTCCATTCAGACATTTTTTCCATTTTGTCTGCTTCTTCGTAAACTACTTTTTTCTGCATATCTGCCATCTGTATCATCAACTTACGTTCTTGTTCATCTTGAAAAAGTTGGACCAAAGAAATAATTGAAGCATTACGTTGATGTTGGTTTTGAATTCTTTTTGAACGCTCGCCATTTAACTTGGCAAGCATTTTATCTATTCTGTTTGTACACTGGTTATATTCTTCAGCTTTTGTTTTTAACATCTCTGTCAAACGCATAGTTAAATCATTTTGACCTTCTGTTTCGTCAAACATTTGATTTAGCTTTTGTTTTTGAATCTCAATTTCTCTAAGATTCACATAATCCATACAAACATTAATATACAGGTTTAACTCATCGGCTGTCAAATCAGGTTTATCCCAAGAACTACGAATATATTCACTTTCAAATAATTCTCTAGCTTCTTTGGTAGCATAAGAATTGATAACTTGAATGAATCTTGGCGCAGCTAAATAAGTCAGAAGTTTTTCTAAACATTTTTTATCCTGCATAGAAAGTTTTTCTGCATCAAACTCTTTCATAACGATTTTGTTGATTTTCTTGACCAATGATGATAACACTCTTGGTGGACTATATTTTTCAACTAAAACGTCGTCTCGTAAATTTATCTGTTCAAACTCATTGTTGATAAACTCTGACATCAAAACAAACTTTTCGCTTTCAAAAAAGTTTCTGCGTTTAGATTCTTCTGGCCAAATTATTTTAGCAACTTCTTTTTTTGTTAAATCTGGAGTGTAATGCCTTTTGATAAAATCTTGCTCTTCTACTGACAAAAAAGCTTTAGCATCAGATTTGCTGTTCATAGGTTGAGTCTTTACAGGACTTTCTTTTACTACGGGCGCAACAGGTTGGGAAGCTTGCTTAACAGTTTTGATTTTTCTTTCTTTAACTTTTGTTCTGTACTTTAATCCTCGTTGAATCCAAAACTCTCTTATTGCCCTGCCTCTTGCAGTGGTGCCCTTTTCGGTTGGATCATTCCAAAGTTCACGTATAACTTTGATTAAATTACCATTATGCTCTTTAAATAGCTCTAAGCTGCGCTGCTTTTCATCATCAGACAACTCATAGTAAGAAGACATCTCTATACTCATAAAAATATATCATTCCTTTCTAAAATACGCTTGGCTATTTTTTTATAAAGATTTTTCAAATTCTTTATTTGTTTGTAACCAGCTTTACGTCCTTTTTCGTTTGTTTTGTATCCCAATACTGCAGCTATCTTTTCTTCATCTAAATGGTCTATAAACAACATCTTGTAAATAATATAGTGACGATCATTTAAATGTTTCTTCATTAAATCATGCAAACTATGAGCAGCAGATATAATACAAGCATGATCAGAGAATTTACTGTTTTTTTTGTAGGAAGCGTTTTCGAGGGGTACAGGTACTTTTATATCGTAAGCATTTTTTTTGCTCTTTTCCCATTTGGCGAAATCTTTGCACTCAGAATCTTGTAGACCACTAGACGTAAAACC